CAATCTGCTGCTCTATGCTTCTGCGCTCCTCCTCGCTCGGTACTCCGTTGTTGAAGTTAATCAGCATAGAAGGCGAAAGGCCGTTCTGGATGTTGTTGATGTGGTAGTTGGCAATCTCCTCCTCAAGTTCCGCATAGGGAAGGCCACCTTGATAGTCTACTGGGGAGTAGTAGTAGAATCCTGCTCGGTAGGGCTTGATGTATAGAATCTCTAATCCTTCCTTACTCGTGCCAAATGCAGGGATGCGTACCGCAGTTTCTTTTCTACCTTTTACGTCTGTCCAATCCTTTGCGTAGTAGTAAGCCTCAATCTCACCATCTTCGTTGCACCTTGCGGCTCTCAGCGTCTCTACGGGGATGTGCTGCACCTCTACGATGGTGTTGTGGTCTTGCGAGTACACGACCTGAAAGGAGCATTGCCCCATCATCACATAGTCCGCTACGACCTTCTGCAAGCAGGCTTTCGTAAACAAGCCACGCATCGCTGCGTACTCGCTCGGCTTCTTGGCAGAGTCCGTTGCATCCAATCCCTTACCGAAGGTCATATCCATCAAAGAGTTGAGGATAGCGTTGTTGGTGGGTGAGCCGTTATACCTGTCAATTAGGTAGCCGAAATAGTCGTTGTTGTCTCCGTATTCTACGAAGTCCTTACCCTGCACCTCTTTTACGACAGGCGTGGTGTATGAACTGAAGTTCACAACGTGGACTTTAGATGATGATGTACTCATTGTTGTAGCTTGTTTCTTCGGTGTAGACGTTTTGGTTCACCGTAAATTTCTCGTAGTCTGTTTGCGAAGTTACGAATACCCTATCCCGATATATTAGATTTCCCGATGCGAATACCTTCAAGCCATAGAATCTATTGTTGACAAGTACGAACGTGCCTGTAAGGGTCATAAAACCATTAGCAGAGGCAGCAGTAACCGCAGGTGTTGCGGTGGTGTTTGTTGATTCATCAATCAGCGCAATCGTAACGCTCGCAGGGAACGTGCGTGGTATGATTACTATTGCTTGTGGCGAGGCTGATACTTGAAGGATATGCATCTTAAATAAATAACCTTTTACTTTGGATTTGTTTGAAAATAGAAAAGGGGCTTACGCCCCTTTAACTATTCTGCCTTGCGGTAGGTTACGAGTTAGAACCCACTACAATCGTTTCAACTGCACCTGCAAGTCCTGCGAATGGATTGGCAACGGTAGCACCTGCGATGAAGTTAGCAGGAAGTTGCTCCTGTCCCTCCATTGTCAAAGTATAGCCCGAGAGGTCACCCATAGCAGCACCCGTTACAATCGTTCCACCTGTTACTTCGGCTCCGTAGTTCAGACCCATCATAAAGGCGTTGCCGTTGTAGTCTTGAACGACCACGTAAGGCCGACCATAAGCAAGCAGCTTTAATTCTTTGTTGTCCTCCTTTGTGAGTTTGGTCAACGTAAGATTCAAAGTCTGCGTGAAGAAGGTTGTACCATTCTCACGGCTTGAGTTAAAGGTTTGCTCAAAAGAGCTATTGCCTTTCACAAGGTATTGGTAAGCAGAGAAAGTACCACTGATGTTGGTAATCTCATCGTTGGTGAGGGTAACAGTACCCAAGTCACCGAAGTCTACAAAGTACACGGCATAAATGCCACCTACTACGTCTTTACAGGGTACCGCCCTGCCTTTTGTTAAATCACAAGCCATTGTTTCTTTGTTTTATTAGAATTAAAAAAGAGGGCGAGGACATAGCCCAAGCCCCCTCTTGATTTACATTAACTCGGATTAAGAGTAAAGGACTACGTCAGCTCCGATTCCGTACTGAACTCCTGCGAAGAAGCGAAGGATTACGCGGATGTTGTCTGAACCGTCAAGGTCAGCCATATCAAGAACACGGACTTCGTTGCGCTCGTTCAAAAGACCTGTTCCAAAGAACATATTGCTTGCTTGAGCAGCGACCATCTTGTTAGAAGGAAGACCGTTGGCCATTCCTACACGGATGCCGTCAAAGAACAAATCTCCGTTGCCGTACCAAGTAGTGCCTTTGTTGTCAACACCATTCGCTCCAAGACCTGAAGTTCCGAATCCACCAAGCGCACGGACATAAGCCTTTGCTACGTTTTGTGGGACAAAGATTTGAAGGTCTTCCTTGCCATAAAGGGCAGAAGGGATTGCATCTACGACTTTACCAAGCTCTGCGATTACGTTCGCAGCAGTCACGGTGGTAGCAGTTACGTCAATAACGTCAGAGTCAGCAGTCATCAAAGAAAGGAATCCAGAGAACTCACCTGCTGAAGCAGCAGCTCCGTTCCAAATGTTCTGCTCAATCTTCTGTGAAGTCTTTGCAGCAACGTGGGCGATAAGGAAGTCAGCGAAAGAAGCAGGGATGCTATCGTAAGCAGAGAAACCCATTTGACCACCAATCCAAGAATCGTAGTAGTCCTTCTTGCAAAGCTGCAAGTTCACTTGGAATGGCTCAACCTCAAGGATGCGGTCGGTCAAAGTCAAGGTAGAAGTTGCATCAAAATCACAAGTTGCATCTTTTACGATGTCGTTAGTGTTCACCTTCTGAAGGGTGGTGCGGTAGTTTACGTTGGGAAGAATCTCAATGAGACCTTTGTCCAAAGTGTTTGCGCTCAAAAGAGCAGCAGAGATGTACTTGGAGGCGAACTGCCCCGCATATGATGTGGTTATCGATGTAGTCGTAGCCATTTGATTTTCTTTTTTTTATTTATTAACTGTTGATTCGTGCAAGGACTCGGTCAATCGCTCTTTCGGGGCGGTTAGAACTCATCTTTTGGACTTGCTTTGTTTCGGGGTTGTGTTTGATGGGCTTCGCAGCAGGTGCGGCAGATAGTTCTGCTTTAACCGCAGCCATCTCCTCCTTCTTGGCGTAGCCGCCCATCTCCTCACGCATTCCTTTCATCTCCTCGCGCATCATTGCAATCTCCTCGAGAACCTTCTCGATGATTGCAACAACCGCAGGGGCTTCTTCTACTTCCTCAGCGAGTTCAGTAGATGCTGCGGCCTCAACCTCAACTTCTACCTCTGCTTCGGCAGCAGCTTCTTTGATTTCAGCGATAACGCCTTCTTCGGTGATGACGAGTACACGACCATCTTCGAGGAGGTGTTCGCCAACAGGAGCAGCAACTCGGTCTTCGCCACTAATGACAAATACTTCGTTACCTGCTTCAAATGATTCTGCCTCAAGAACGGCTCCGTTCTCAAGTGTCATCTGCTCAAACTTAACCTCACGGATGGAGGACAGTTCGGCAAGGATGCGGTTTAGGATATTGTTTGCTTTCATATCTAACTAATTAAAGGGGTTTTGATTATTTGTAACATTTTTAGAGGTCTTGCCATAGAGTATTTGTTGACTCCCATAGGGTATTGATGGTCTGCCACTCCTCGCCTCGTATCCTTACGCTTGTGCCTTGACCCACTAACGAGCCTATACCTTGCGCTGCAAGAGAGCCATCGCAGCAGTTAGACTTGTAGGTGTTGTCTTTACACAAGCATCCCCGCCTGCCACCTCTCGGTGAAGCAACGGGCAGTTTCATTGGTCTATACATTGCCAAGTTCTTTTAGTTTGGATTCTGCCCAACGCTTACCTGCAAGACCGCCCCATAGAAGGAACGATATTGTGCCGCAGGCTTGCGTGTCGTTCTCATCGTAGTATTCTTCGGCTCGCGATAAGTACGAGTACATCCGTGTAATGGTCTCAACAGATACGGGCTTGCCTTGTGCGAGCTGCTGCGCTCTTACCTTACCGACAGGCGTTGCACACTTATTGCCGTTCTTCTCGTTTAGTTCAATACCACGCTTGGCGTTGTTGCGTACCGCATCGGGATAGTCAGTAAACGATTCCATCTCAGTGCGTGTTCCCGACTTCTTGCGGCCATCTCTTTTTATGATAGCGACAATCTGCGCAAGCATCAACGCTGCTTCCTGCTCCTCAAGATGCGCCATCTCTTGCTTGGCAAGGTTTAGCTTGTCCACGAAGTACCCCTCAATAGAGAAGCCTTTGACCTTTCCTGTCTTGACAAAGTTTGTCCAAATCTCGGGGTTGTTGACTTTCATAGATACCATCCAAGTGCCTACGGGCAAATCAAAGCCGTACTTCTTGCTCTTGTCGTGTACCTCATCTTCTATAATCCAAGACTCTACAACCGTAAGGCCGTTGATGCCTACCTCGTGTTCAAGCGTAGCGTTGTTCTGCTTGGACTTCTGAAAGAACATCTCGCTTGCTTTGCGGATGGTGGCTTCGCTGAAGTAAACGTAGAACTCCTCTTGCCCTTCGGCTCGGTAGATGGGCTTGTTGGGTACGAGTGCTGCTCCCATAAGGATGCGCTTCTCATCGCTCTGCGTGGCGAACTCAACCCTTTGTGAGTTGAGCGCAATGAAGTCCTCCTCAATCGCAGGGTATTCTACAAGGGAGATTGCGTCAATGCCCGTGAGCAGCATTGATTCATCAAGTATAAGTTCAATTAGTTTCATCATCCGAATGTTGCGGTTTTTACTCTTTGGCGTTGTAGTTGTTGTGAGGTCGTTACATCCTGCCCTACGACATAAGCACGGATGGGCTGCTGAAACTGACCGCCTATGCTCTGCGCAAGTTGGTTAAGGTTAGACTGCCCTACGATGTTAAAC